AGCAGCGGGGTTGACGGTGGCATAACGCGGGGTCATCACAGCGGCGTTCTCGTTCAGCTTCTGCTGGGCTTGCAGCAGCACGAGCGAGGTGGCCGGGGTGGTGCCGGGGGTGCCGACGGAGTTGCCGATCGTCTTGTACGAGTTGGCAACATCAGCGTCCACGCTGGAGGCAAGCTGCGAAATACGCGGCTTGAGCACACGCTCTGCGAAATCGTCCAACTGCATCGTCAATTCGGCAGAGGTGAAGTTCACGCCGATGTGCTTTTGCGTAGCGACAGACAGGGTGGTGAACTGTTCGTTGTCGTCCTGAACTTGCAGGGCGGCACCGTCGGTCACCAGAGCGCGGTCGGGCAGACGAATACGCAGGGTGGAACCAATCTTGGCACCTTCAACAGCGAAACTGTCGTCGTACTGACGGTTCACATTGCGGGTGATAACAAGGTTGTTCTCCAGAATTTCCAGAGCCTTGCGGGTGATCATGTCGATCGTAAGAATACTGTTAGCCATCACGAGTCCTTTCGGTAATTAGCGGTTTGCCTGCGCTTGCCATTTTCTCATCTGTCGTGCCCTTTCGGCCTCAATCCACTGCGAGTCCGTCATGGTCTTGATAGACCGAGGATCCGTCGTGTCATAAGCCGGTGAACCAGAGGTTCGGGCAGTAACAGGTTTGATAGGTGCTGGCGCTGACGATGTTGGTTTGGTGACCGGGTTGCTGCCAAGTTTGGCCTCAATTTTCCCGATTTCCCGCGCCTGCAAAAGTGGCGACATCCGAGAAATGCGGTCAGCTTCTTTAGGGTTTGTACCAAGCCAATAGGCTAGGTCTGGCCCTAAGTCAGACGCCTTGATTGTCTCAGCCATTGCATCCGTGATTCGCAGGTTCGGGTTATAGGCGACTTGTTCAAAATCGTCGTATTTACCCCGGGCCTCTTCCTCACGATCAGCGTAGGCGTTTTCAATCTCGGCCCGCTGCTTACTGGCTTCTTGGTGCTTTACAATTTTTTCAGCCTCGGCGCGTATAAATTCGGCATACGCTTGAGGGTTGTCAAACTGGTCAGCAGTCGGAATCTCAGTAGGCACAGCGGGCATAGGTGCCTGCTTTGCTTGCTGCTCGCGTTCCCATTTGCGCTGCTCTCTGGCAAGACGCTTGCCGATCATTGCGTCGATTTCAGCCTGCGTATATGTTTTTTCCGCAGGTTTGTCGTCGGCGACAACTTCAGCTACTTCCGGCGCGGTTTCTACAGCTTGGGGAGTGGCCGTCACTTCCGGGGCTGGCGCGGAGTCAACTTCCGCTAGGGTTTGGACTTCTTCAGTCATTTTTACTCGTAAGAGTGCCCGGTGAGCCTCGCCGGTACGGTTTTGGAAATCTTACATCAAGCCGTCAAAGATGCAACTTTATCTTGGAACGCCTTGATTCGGTCTTGCAAAGCCTGCTCGTTTGCTTGCAAAGCGGCTTCACGGGCATTAAGTTGGGCTTCCTGCTGGCGCAGGTTTTCACCTTGGCCCGCTAGAACGGATTCGGTGATTGAGACATTCTTTTCCCGAACAAACAGGGCAGCGTTCTTCTCATCAACCTCGGCGCTAAAGGTAAGCACCTTTTGATCGAACTCGTCCAGTTTGGCTTGAGCGGCAACGGTCTTGGCCTTGGCGTCATCCAGCATGACTTGGGCGCTGGCTTTGGCCTCTTCCAGTACGGTCTTGGCGGCAGCACGGTCGGCAATAGCTTCGTCCACGGCGCTCAGAGCACCTTGACGCTTTGCCAGTTCGGCTTTGGTTTCGATGAGGGTCTTCAGTTCACCGGGGAACTGAGTCGTGATGTACTCAATCAGCTTGGCGGAATCAACGCCGCTACCCGTGTCAATAACATCCATGTCAACCCCTTAGGCGTAATAGCTGATGTTGATCTTGGCGCTGGCGGTTTGCTCAATGAACTGGATTTTCGTGAGATCACCGTCGTATTGAAGCGTTCCACCGGACGCCAGAGGCATACCGACCGTTGCGGTAGGGGCAATCCCATCGTCACGCCACCGCACAGCTTGACTTTCTGCCGTGATGAGGGCAAGAGAGGGTTTGCAAGCCAGACCGTTGAGGTCGGTTTGCGGAACAGTCAGACTCGTCGCGGAACTGAGCGAGGTGATCTGCTGATAACCCAAACGGGTCGTAATTGCCTTAAGCGTAAGCGCCATTTTAGGATCCTTCTTCGGTGAATGACCGCAACCTGATTATTGACCTGCCAGAACCCACGGTCAAGGTGCCGACATAGATTCCACCCGGGCCGTATTGTACGCCTTCGCGCACATCTGCTGGGTCAGGATACAAACTGATGTGGTTGCTGACCCCGACAATAGCCGAGCCGGGGCCGACAAGGGTGCCAGTGGTGAAATGGGTTACGAGTCTTGACGAATTACCATTGATTGCGGCACCGGGGCCGAGAAGAGCGCCGGATGCCGTGAAATAACGGATTCGACTAGCAACACCCGACAGCGCCGCACCCTGCCCAAACAGCGATCCCGTCGCGTTAAAAGCGCGAAGCCGAGCAGCGGAACCAACAATTTCCGTACCCGGGCCGTTGAGAACGCCGCTGGTGGCAAATACGCGGAACCGAGCAGCGGAGCCAGCAACTGCGGCACCTTGACCATCTAATGCGCCGGAAGTACCAAACGCACGGAACCGAGTAGCGGAACCGTTGATGATAGTGCCCTGACCGTTGAGCGTACCAGTAGTGGCAAACGCACGGAACCGAGTGGCAGAACCATTAACGGTGGTGCCTTGGCCGTTAAGCGCACCGGTAGTGGTATGAGTCGTTCCGCTGGGAGCGGTAAAAATCCACCCTAAGTTATTACCCGTGTTAAGGCTGTTGGCTCCAGCGTACCAAGCAGCGCCACCAGTTGCGGAACTGTCTCGGATGTCAAGCCAATCCACACTAACAGTACCACTTGACTTACTAAGTGTAAAGCGAGTTCCTGTGCTAGAACTACGAAGCTGAACCCGAGTCGTAGCGTTTCCAGACACATTGAAGGCGCTTACCGTCGTTGTCGTACTAGCGGGAAATGTGATGTTCCCAATCGCTGTATTGGTGATGTCAGAAAATGTGTTTGCGCCGGTGATCGTAAGCGTCCCAGTGCCGCCTTGGTTTAGCGTTGGGTATGTTGTTATTCCGCCGCCAGCAAAGGTTTTCGCAGAAGCATTGGTCAGGCTGATCGTGCCGCTTCCAGTAACGGTTAGGTTGGTAATGGTTGGCGTATTCCAAGCATTACCTGTTCCGTTAAGCGTCCAAGTTCCAGAGCCGATTGCAATCGTTCTGACGCCTGTATTGCTACTGCTATATCCAATTGCAGTAAAGTTGTATCCGTTTGCGTCGAAAGTTCCTCCACCTAGACCAGATTGAGTGCCTGAGGATGTTGTAAAGGCATCTTGTAAGGTTACCGATCCACCCGGTGTATTAACGGTGATTCCTTGTGTAAAAGTTTTTCCGGCGCTGGTAATTGTCTGACTTCCACGGCCCGCAAAAGTTATTTGCCCCGTTCCCGTGAGGGTTATCCCTGTTCCGTTGATCCAGTTGCCATAGATCGCCGGTGTTTGCGTGCCCGTCGCCAGCGTCATTGTGTTTGTCGTCCGAAGCGACATATCAATGGTGCCGATGTTGTAGGCAGCATTGATGGATACTTGTTGTCCGCCACTCGGATATGTCGCCGCTGGAAAAACAGCGGTATCTTGCGCCAAAGGAAAAGCTGTAGCGTCAAACGCGCCGCCACTAGTTAAAGACCAAGAGCCGGTTCCAGAAGTGCCCCAACCGGCGGCGCCCGTCTGTCGATAAAAAACCGTCTTGGCCGCAGGAAATGTAATGCCGCTGTTGCCCTTGCAATCTCCGGCCCGTGTAACCGACAAAGGCGCAGCCGATCCTGTAACGGCAATGTCTCGAAAATCATAGTCGGCAGCGCCAGCCGTCAGCGTGGTAACGGCAAGAGTGCGCTGGGTGCCAATAGTGTTGGACGCTAAAAACCCTCGATACGATGCAGCGGTTCCAGCGTTGAGCGTTAATGTACTGATTGTTTGATTGGCATTAAATGTGACTAGCGTAATACCAGTATTAGTTCGTCCTCTAAAACTAAGAGTGTTAAAGGTGTTGGCACCCTGAATCGTAAATCCGGAGCTAATAGGAGCAACACTATTAAACACGACATCATGAAATGTAAGTCCTCTACTGTTAAAAACTATATTATTTGCGTTACTTGTAAGTGTAGAAGTACCTGCATTTAATGTAAGGTTGAGGCCAATTAATGTAAAAATAGCGCCAGCACTTGAAACGCCATATGTGATTGTTGACGAACCTAAATTAATTACGCGGGTTCCCGTTCCCGAAGAAGAGAAACTTCCGCAAGATACATTGTAATTAGATGTATCAAATGTTCCTTGCAAAATAGTTAGCGATGAAATACTACCAATGGTGAATGCGCTACCTAATGTCCATGCGCCTCCCGTGCCGTTAAAAGTTACTGCCCCAGATAGCGCCGTTCCATTAGTGGTAATTGTTTGTCCGGTAGTTGTCGCGCTAAATGTAATAGCGCCGGTCGCGCTCCACACCGTCCCCGCCAACAGCGACATAGAGCCGCGAATGTCTAGCGTGGGAGATGTGCCCGTGGCAAAGGTGACGGTACCTGCGGAAACGGTGATGTCCAGACACGCCAAAGCGCCCGTCATCGTGACGGTGTAGGTGCCTGCCTGATCAAAGAAGACGCTGTCCGCTACGGTAGGGACAGAAAAGCCGCCCGATCCGCCAGAAGTGTCAGACCAGTTTGTTGTGCTAGTGGTGTTCCAAGTACCAGCGCCTCCGACCCAATACCTATTCGCCATCCACAGGCTCCTGTGGTGTCACAAACGCCAGCCAGTAATCAAAACGCTGCTGCTTCATTCCCTGAATCTCAGCGTCGCTCATGCCGTGATCTTCCGGAAGATGGAGCGCATCCCGGAAAACCCCGTAAGGGGAGTCAAACTCAAAATCGATCTTGACCATGACTTACGCCGTCAGCGCAGTGTAGGTCAGAGAACTGCAAGAAACAGTGTCGCCAGAAGCAACCGTGAGGCCGTTGGTCATGTTGATGTCCGAGCCCGACGCAGCCACAGCGCAGTGGATCACGATGGTGCCGCCAGAGGTTTGTAGCGTTGCAAACGCCACGGGCGAGGCGTTACCCGCTGCGTTGGTGTCGCTGGTGATAGCGTTAGCCGTGGCAGTACCGCTAGACGATGCGCCAAACGCCGTTGCAGACAGCGGCAAAGTGGCAACAGCGGTGCCGGGTGATGCCACCGAAGACGGGGATGTGCGGAACACCAAATTGCCGCTGGTGCTAATCAGCGCCGTGACAGCGTCAGTCGCTGCGTTCCGTGCTGCCGTGCTGTGGGTCACTGCCATTTTGAAACTCCTTCAGTTTATCTTCATCGAGGTAGCCAACCAGTTCGTACTGCTCGACTTTTCCAGTGTCGGCGCGTTTTACCTCGACAGAAAAACGCAACTCACCCATCTGCCCACTTAAGTTAATCATGCCAGAAACTTGAGTTTGTAGAGGGTTGAAAGGTACAGCCCGACGATCTCGTCGATGATGTTTTGCATCGGTGTATCCGACTTTTCGCACACCGAATAACGACCATCCTCAATCTCTTTAAGCGAGGCTTCAAGAAACTCGGTGATGTTGGTGGTCTTTTTGGCAGTCATCAGGCTGATGGGGCCGATGAGGGTATGTCGCCCTTGATACGCTTCGGCAAATTTGTCGGCAAGATCAATAATCTCGTCGTAGAAGGTATTGAGCGCCATGTGCTTCGAGAAGCTGCGGGTGTTGAGGTGGACAGAGTGCGCCACATCCCGTGCTAAGAACAAGGTGCCTACGAATTCGGCGGCTTTCATGCCATACCCCCTTGTTGCATCGGTTGCTGCATCTCTTGCATCGGTTGCTGCATCTCTTCCATCGGTTGCTGCATTTCTTCCATCGAAGATTCACGCATCTCAGCCGCGATGAGGTTGTTGCTCTCCAGCGCAGCAGCAACTACACCCATCGCAATATCCTGAATCTGTTGCTCGCTCATGCCAGCTTGAACAGCGGCGATGCGGCGCGTTTCGGCCTCGTAAATCTTGATCTGGTTAGCCTGCTCCTTGATTTCCAGATCGCGGGCTTCCATCGAGTTTTGCACATTGACAAGCATCTGATGCATATTCTGCATCTCGGCGTTCATGGCTTCAACCTGCTGGTTAGCAGCGGCCACCACCGGATCCTCGTCGTCAGCCATGATCTTCGGATCAATGGTCTTGGCAAACCGCTTAGACATTTCTTGAGCACCCGGCCAGTCCATGTTCTTGACGAACAAGTCACCGGCAACAGACCACAGTTGAGGGTTGCCTTGGAGCAACTGAGCCATCGCTTCCAAAGCCTCTTGGCGCTTGGTAGCGTAGCCGGGGCCGGTGGAGACAATTACATCGTACTTGCCGACGCCGGGGTTGTAGACCTTGTCAATCACCTTACCCGTCTGATCGACAATCTTCTTCATCGCCTCGGGCTGCGCCGGATTGATCTTGACATTGTCCACTTCGCCGTCTTCGCCAATGATTCGGGCGATGCGCTCGGTGTCATAGATCTTCGGGATTAGGTCAACAAGTTGCCGAGTGATGTGGCGCACGGCGCGGGCCAAGTTGTCAACATAGTGGTAGGTGCCAACATCGCCCTCACGCTGGCGAGCCAAAATGGCTTTACCCGAGCGTTCATTGCTCGTCATGCCAAGCGAGGCGTTATATTGACCCGTAGCCGACTTGATGTCTTCGGATGCCCCTGCTTTAGCCTGCAAAAGCCCGCTAGACGCCATCGGAGGCTGCGCCCGCTGGGGCAGCGGCAACATACTACCCTGACCATCGGTTACATCAGGGTTTACCTCTAAATACGGCCAGTTCTGCGTGTTAGCCGTCTTCCACTGAGTCTCGTAGCCCTCAAACTGCCCACCGTAGCCAATAAACGGGGCTTTCGGAGCCAGAGCCAGCATCTCCGCTTCCTGAGACACCCAGTAATTGTACATCCGCTGGGCGTCCTTGGCGTTACGCACCAGACCGCTGACATACAAACGACCATCAACCTCAAACTCGTTGCCGACCACGCGCACCACGGGGATCCATTTGCCAGCCCAGTCGGACTGCTCAAGAATCTCGTAGCCGTTGATCTTGCACCACTTGACCTGCTTGATGTCCGATTCCCGGCTCTTGAGAGGCTTCAGGAACTGCATCTTAAGCATCTTGTCCTCGGGGGTGCCCTCAAACGCGGTCACATTACCCGGGTACAGGTTGAGCGTTTTACGGACAACCTCGACATAGAAATACTCAGCGATGCGGATCGTGTCTTCATTGAGCCACTGCGACAGGTTCTGGTCGCCCACGCCCAGCGTTTGCAGGGTCGTGATCGGGGCCGAGTCCGGGTACATCCGCTCGTACTCATCGCGGGGGATGTCTTCGGTAATGAAGCACCACCGGGCATCAGACCCGCAGGGGTCTTGGATCAGCGGATCCATGTAGACGCTGAAGCTGTTGCGAATCCGACCAATTTTGAGGTCTTGATCGAAGGTCTTGTCGTCGCAGTACTCGGTCAGAATGCGGATGTAGCCCTCGCCGTAGGCAACTTGGTTCTCGCAAGCGGTGTCGTAGGCGACATCGGCGTCGCTGATGTACTGGATGTGCCGCACCATGCCGTTGTAAATCTCGGCAACCTCGACATCACCTTTGTCGTCAGCAGGGATGACTTTACCCGAGGGGCGGTTCTGGCGCTGGTCGTTGGTGACCTGCCGGATATGCTGGGGCAGCTTGTTAATGGTCAAGGTGGGCCGAGCATTGATCGTCTGGCCTTGAACCGCCCCTCGGGTCGCTAGGACATCCGCAGGCCACTGCCAGCAGTTGTCCGGGGAACCGGCGTAGAACTTGAGGTCGTCAACTTCGTCCTCACGGCTTTCGGACAGGGCAGAAATTGCCATGTCCATCCGCGCCCGAGCCGTGGTCAGGATCTCTTCGGAACCGCCCTTGGACGGGTACGGGCCATTTTTTGCCACATTGGCTGCGGCTGCGATTCCGGTGACATCTTTCATGCGCTAAA